TTGCACTCGGCGGCTGGACCCTTTCTCGTACCTTTTCCCTCTCTCAAGATATGGTGCTTATTAAAGAAAAAGTATCACAACTGGAGGAAAAAATTGATAAAGGTCTTAAAAGAAAAAATAAAAAAAATAGAAAAAAGAAGTCTAACTGAAACTCTGGTTCTATATTTAATAATTGGCCTAATGTTGGCGCTGGTATTTTTAGCTGGATGTAGTACTAATGTTTGTCCAGACCAAACTAAAATTGAAGTTGGTGTAACGGAAACAGATGCAAAAAACGACAAGCTTCAAGAAAAGAAACTATTGACTCAAACCTTTAAATGGGGGAAAAAGAAGTGTAATGAGTGATAAAATTTTACCTATGCTTATTGGATTGTTAATTGCTCTAGGTGGTTGGAGTCTTTCT